GTGAGACCCCTTCATATGGTCAGGTCTACCGTTCATATAAACAAACGTATTAAGTTCATTCAATAATCTTGATGACCTTATGGTGAACCCCTTTCTAAGTTGTTCTTCAAATGCTGCAACAATTTGAGTTCTTTTGTTATTAAAATTAAGACCTGGTATTTTCTCCATCGCCTTAGCATTATAGTCCCAAATGTTTTGAGTATTAACACCCTCAACGTATACATTTTTGTAATTTAATTCAGTTAATTTTCTTGATGTTGCAACTCCCATTCCACCTGTAATATCCGTTACAATAAATGCATTACCATATAGGATAGCCCATTTGTATGCGACTGCCGCTAAGTCGTCCGGAGGTATTTTACCAATATATTCCGCAACCTGTTCCCTATCATCAAAATCTATGATTGATATTGCAGAAAAATCCTCACTATCTCCTCTACTCACATCTACTCCCATAATATAACGATGACCGATGATCGGTTCTTTCCATTGCCAAAAAGTTGCTTGCATGTATTTCTCAATAGGTTCTCTAATCATATTTTTAGCAATATTTTCTTGAATATCGCCAGGAATGACGCCATCTCCTGAACCTAAGAAATCACATTCCAACTCCTGAGCAATTTTACGTCTATCGTATTTAAATTTCTTTGACATTGATTCAAACCACGAAGAAAATGGTTTATAACCATCCTCTAAAAGTTTGTTATATTCTTTCATATCAAAATCATGTAAAACAACTTCATCATCATTATATTGTTCTCTATTCAACATGTAATGACAGATGTCTTGACACTTAACCCAATGTAAATCTTTCGTATAACGAGGGTCTTTAAACCATCTTAAATCTGTAATATGGAAATCATTGATTCCGCGTAATGCTTGGTCGTAAACACCATAATATATAGGGTCATAACCATTTGGTGTAGAGATAAGAATAATCTTACCTCCTGTTGATAGGGATGCCATAGATGCCGCCCAAAAGTCATCTCCCGCTTCAATATAGGCGGCCTCATCAAATACAAGTATGGTGGGCGTATAACCACGAAGGGCATCCGCAGATGTTGCAACCGCCTTAACCTCACAACCATTATTTAATCTAAATCTACTCTCTGAGTTTTTATCTGGCGAGAACCCAACATTTAACCAATCAGGCCATTGTTCTAAAAAATGTCTAACCTTATTAGCCATCTCCACCGCCGTATCTCGTTTGTTTGCAATAAGTAGAACTCTCTCAGGGTTATCGGGTTTCGCTAATTGTAATTTTTTCGATAACCATGCTGCAGTTACTGTTGTAACACCGGCCTGTCTATATTTTCTTGTAATGTTTTCGTTGTAGTCTTCGTAGTCCTTAATTAACTGAATTTGATCTTCAAACAAATCCATCGGGACATACTTTTTCTGTGTATTATCGAATGTTTGTAAATACGTTCTAAGTGCATACGGAGTATCTTTTATAATCTTCGCATACTCAATTAATTGTTCCGTTCTAGTATTCATATATGTATAAATACAAAAAAAGGTGGTTATTGTAAACCACCTTTGTATTATTTCGTAGGTCTATCTAAACCTAATTCATCAAATAGACTGTCATCGTCGTCCTCTTCGTCATCGTTGGATAATGAAATACCAGGAATACCCGATATAAAATCTTTTAAATCGTCATTATCAGTTTCATCACTAATACTTGTTAAATCTTCGTCAAATTCCGCCATCGTTTGTTCATAATCGTAATTGTTGATGTCCTCTTCAATCGCACGAACCAATGTTTCCATTAAACGATTTCCGTTTTCAGATTTAGAAACAACTTCTTTCATGAATACTAAAAATTCTTTTGCTGGTTTCTTGAAAATATGTTGGAATACCATTAATTGGATGATTCCTTTAGTTTCATCTGTTAATACGTCTTCAGGGAATGTTGATCTAATTCTGTCCCAAATAGCTGGTCCTAAACGTAAATCCCACATTTCTTTTTCTAATGTATCTTCACTTTCTTCAATATCACTAAAATCTTCTTCATTACCTTCTTCGTCTCTTGGTCTTCCTTGTATTGCAACTAACTCCAAAGTTCCTTTAATTAATTCGTGTATTAAAACTGGAAAGTTTACCGCTCTTGCTTTAATTGTCGGTGGGTCTGTTTGTCTATCAACATCTTCTCTACCTGCAATATTACCGCCAGATTGTCCCATTGCTTTCATTTGTTCATCAGGTAATTGCCAATATAATGCGTCATTTACTGACATCATAATACCGTAAAGACCAATAATTCTATCGTTTCCAACAATTTGTCTAACTCTATCTTCAACAAAATGATACATGTAATGACCTCTTTTAGAAGCACCTTGTATAATTGTGTTTATAAATCTTCTTTTTGCTTTTTCTAAGTCAAGTTTCTCTAAATCATTAACAATTTCAATTTCATTACCAAAATTCATTTCTTCTTGACCACCTTCTTCTTCACCACCTTGTTCTTCCTCATCGTGATTGAAGTCTTCAGGGTTAAACTCACCCATACCGATAATACGTGCATCATATTGAACCGATCCTTCAGGAATACCTAATTCCTTCATTACTAACTCAACAGCTAACTCCTCTAATTCTCTTCTGTGATTTTGTTCAAATTGTAAGATTTGATTATGTGCACTCATCATTTGTTGCATCAAAGGAGATAAACCTTGCATACCCCTCATAGGAGTGTTCGCGCCGGTGTATTGTCTCATTTTAGCAACAACTTGTCTATATCTTTCTGAAGCTAATAGTTCTTGGAAATTCTTGTTAGGTTCATCCCCCGTCTTAGGAAAAGGTATTTTTTTCAACGGAGTTTCGCCCGCCGCTAAGTCATCTTGTACTCCTTGGTCAGGTCTATCCTGACTATCAAAATCCATTGGCATTTCATTCAAATTTTCTTGAATTAAAGATAAGAGTTTTTTCTTAGAAAATTGCATTTTAACTTACTTTTTTTTCTCCTCAGCTATTTTAGCCTTTGGTTTAGGGTTTGTTCCAGGTCCAGGTTGAAAAGGAGTTTTTCTTGGGTCTTCTCTTCTTGTTGGAGTTGGTTTTGTACCTGGTTTAGTTGATGGTGCCGGTTTTGATGGTGCAGTTTTTGGTTCCGCACTTGCAATAGCATCATATGACATAAACTCAGGAATACCATTGTGACCCTTTTTTACTTTAGGTCCATGTTGAACCATTGTATCAGACTCATTAAGTTTAGTTTGAATAAGTTCCATAATTTCGTTTTTAGACGTAAAGCTATGAAAATTTTTGTTTTCTACCAAACCTTTAACCCAATTTTTTATTTCTTTAACATCTTCTTTTTTACACTTACATTTAGATTCTACCTTTCCACAATCATCACATTTTTTAATATTCTTAAGTTGCGGAAAATCTTCTTTAGATTTCTCTAACGCTTTTCTACTTCTTTCATTGTGGTAATCGCCCTCTTCTACTTCACCTTCTTTCTTTTCTTTTCTCTTATTATAACCATTAAAATCTGGACTTGGAGGTTTTCCTGGGTTATATGGATTTTTTCCCCTTTTTTCTTTTGATTCATTATCTTTTTTCCAACTATTGACAAATTTACCAAGTTCTTTTTCAACTTCATGATCTTCAGGATCTCTACCTAAATCTTTTTTTAATTTTTCTTTGGTTGCACCTATCATAATACCATGTAAAGATTCGTCCACTTCTTCCTCTTCAGTTTCATCAACTTCTTTTTTCTTAGGAGTAGATTTCTTTTTAGGAGTTCCGCCAAATACCGTTGAACTACTTGATTTTGAACCTTTAATAGTTAAACCCATATCAACCTCATTTACATCTTCTTTTTTACACTTACATTTTGATTTAACACAATCACATTTATCACAATAGTCGTTTTCTTTAACTTCACCTTTCTTTTCTTTGTTTAAAATTGCAAAGTCATCAGAATCAATTTTACCGTTGTCATTCTTATCCAAAACTTTTTGGTTACCCTTAAGTTCTTCGTAAGCTTCAATGGTTTTATTTTGTTTTTTTGCACTATCGACTTTTTGTTGATATTGAGGATCTTTTTTAGATATCATCATATCTTCTTCACTTAACATTCTTGATGCTAATTGAATAAGTTGATTGTCGCTGAATTTAACTAATGTTTTTTCTGAGAAACCTTCTTTAATTAATTTCTCTACTAATTCTGTTCTTTTCATGATTCCTTGAATTTTATTTCTTCTTTTAAGAGGATA